CGATCACCAGGAAGTTTTAAAACACGACCCCTATATGGGGCTTCTAAAACGCCTAAAGTTGAACCAGGAAGTTGTGAAGAACTACACAAGAACGGTGTTTTACGAATTGCATCTTGAGAAGCAGCAAAAGCCGGGAAATGAACTAATACTTCAAATCTATTAGGCCGTGCCCCGCCACCTTTTAGAGCATTTTTAAAATCTGAAATACTCATTATCTAGCCCCTTCTACTTCCGTAAACGCTACTGATGTAGCAACGGCGATAAAGTTAAGTTTTATGTAATTAATTGATTTTGCAGGTTTAATATAAATATCAGCTACGAATTCGTTATTGTCTATCACTTGTCCTGTGTTATTGCTTGAATCACAAACAACATCTTTATCATAAATTCCACGTCTTGATTTCACATTATCCAAATAACGATCAGTCGAATTTTTAAATATTGTTTGTGTAATATAATCATTCAGTTCGAATAATTGATATTTTGCAGCACGAGCAATTGATTTTTTAAGAACGATGAACAATGTTCTTACATTAATTCTACTAAAAGCAGAAGGAGCCATTAATGCGGTTTTATCACCAAACAATACGGTTCCTTCGTTTTTGAAAGCAACAACACTATTGATACTATTTTTATAAAGTGAATATCTATATTCTGAGTTAGAATTCCAAGCTAATTTGATAACATTCTTCAATTGACCGCGATTAAATCCGGCAGGACTAAACCAAGGTTCAGATGTTACGAATAACCTTGCATGTAAACCAGCGGCATCAGAATCACACGGAATCCAAATATCTTTATCATTATATTTATCATGCACCAATTTCCAGTTATCTACATTAAATGCATAACTAGAAGGTTTGTTGATAGTCGTTCCAAAATATTCAATAATGTTTGTAGTTCTATCCACAGCATTATAAACATCTGATAGTTGGCAAGAGTTAAAAGCAACACAATCACCTCTTGAATCACATAGATCGATAGCAGCGATAACAGTTGTAGTGGGGTTAAATGAAGTAAACATTCTAAGAATTTCAATTTCATCACTATTTGAAAATAGTGATACGACTGAATCAAATTCGCCATTAGCAACAACATTATCATCTACGCCATCAATCATAGATTGAGTATAAATACCAACTGAACCTGATACATTAAAATCAATAGAAGCAGTATCGCCAACTAGAACATAATTTGATTGGGCTTTTAGTACTTCAGGTAAATATGCGCTGGTACCATCAGTTTTTTTAGTACCTGATGTCAATGACATTAATTCATAAGATTCTAAAACAGACCCGGCTATACCAGAAATTAGACCATCTTCATCTACAACAACCATATTGAATGTTGAAGAATCGGGAGCATAAGTAAAATAACTTGAATATTCCCAAGTAGCCCATCCAGTTGAATCTGCTAATGAAATTTTAAGCGAATTACCTAAATCACCAGGATAACGACCGATAAAACTAATACCAGTTAATACAGCATTATCATAAATTTCATCGTTTTTAATTAATTGAGCAGCAACGACAGCACTTTCGTTTATTGAA